CAAATAAACATTGACAATATGAAACTTAATGAAAAAAGGAAAAAGTGTAAAGTTAAATCTGTATAATCCAATTAAATCTGTCTACGGAACAGTAGATTCAAAAAATTTAAAATCATTATACATTAACATACAATCATGGGTAACACCTAAATTTGAACATAACAATTGGAATAGAGTTGTTTGTAATCTTAGCCGAGATATTAAACATTCGGTATTCAACTCAATAAACCACGAATTATTTAAAGAACAAAGTATAGTTGATTTGGACCTTAGGACAAGTGGTATTTCACACGGTAAAAAATCTTTTTTAAACTTAGAGGTTAATTTATATACCAACAATGAAATAGATTTCAAATGTCCTGAAATAAAAGATTCGGTTAAAGCAATCATTAAAAACATAGTTAAAGAGAATGTAATCCAAAACAAATACTTTGAATTTTCACCTTCTAAAAACGATTAATATTAAAAAGATAGTAATATCGTATATTTATCTTAAAAAGAATTCATGAAACAATTAAGAATTTTAGAAGCAAGCGAAGTAGGTCATGGAATATTGGTTGAAACCGACGCAGGTTGGATATCACCAAAAGACATTCGTAACGCCGAGATGTTAAGAGAAGCAAAGGAGTTAGATTATAGAAATCCTTTTGAATTTTATGCGGTATTACAAAAATACGATACACCAAATAGAAACGGAAGATTTTATCCTGAAAGAATATTAAAGAGAGAAGCTATAAACTATCAAAAAGCAATTGAAAAGGGTTTATCCACTTCAGAACTTAATCACCCTGAATCGTCTTTAATTGACTTAGATAGGGTATCCCACATCATCACAGAGATATGGTGGGATAGAAATATCTTAATGGGTAAACTTAAATTGTTAACATCACCAGGTTTTCATGAAAGAGGTATTGTTTCCACTAAAGGAGACCAAGCAGCTAATTTAATGAGACAAGGTGTTACTATGGGAGTTTCTTCAAGAGGAGTAGGTTCCTTAAAAAAGGTTGGCGAAAGAAATGAAGTACAAGATGATTTTGAATTAATATGTTTTGACTTAGTATCATCTCCATCAACACCAGGGGCTTATTTATTCACTAATCCTGACGATAGAGATAAGTACGAAGAGAACTTAGAAGAAGAAAAAAAATACAAATCACCTGAAAATTCGGAATTTCAAACTAAAGGAGTTGACTTAATGAGAAAATTAACCGATTATTTGGGAAAATAATAAATTATGGACGAAAAATATTTTGTAGCAAAAATTCAGTATGACTTACCTGATGAGAATACAGGTAAAATCAAAAAAATCAGAGAAGAGAAACTTGTTAAAGGATTCTCAGTAACCGATGTCGAGGCTAAGGTTACCGAAAAGTATCAAGGATTTACAAACGATTGGAGGATAACCTCAGTATCGGAAAGTAAAATTGACGAAGTTATTGAATAAAAAATTAAAGTGGTTTAACGACCACTTTTTTTATGCTCCAAACTTTTTTATAAAATAAAAGTAAGATTGTGTAACCTCGAAAGTGAATTTTTTGTTATTTGACACTATTTATATTGTAAAAATAATAGATTTTCATGAAAGAAAACAAATCTTTAGTCCAAGAGGCTCTTATTCAAATGAGACAAGTTGAAGAAGCAATAGCCGAAAATGCAAAAGGAATACTTGCTTCAACTATGAAGGAAGAAATCAACCAATTAGTAAAAGAATCTCTTTCCGAACAAGAAGAAGAAGATGAGATTGATTTAGATGCAGACGTTGATACGGATGCTGATAACGATGAAATGGAAATGGATATCGATACAGATGTAGACATGGACTCTGATGAAGATGATATGGATATGGATGTTGACATGGATATGGACATGGATTCAGAAGAAAGTCCAATAGATTTAACTGACGCTTCTGACGAGGAAATCTTGAAAGTATTCAAAGCTATGGGTGAAGATGACGGTATCATTGTAAAAAAAGATGGTGAAAACGTTCATTTAACCGATGATAATGCTGACGTAGAATATCTTGTTAAGCTTGGTGAATCTCAATTAGACGAAATGGAGGACCATATGAATTACGGAGAATACGACGAATCGGTTGATGACGTTATTAATGCTATTTTCTCTGACAACGGTGACGTATCTGATGTTGAACCTTCAGATGTTGAAGATTTTGACGATGAAGAAGTTGTTTATGAAATCACATTAGATGAAGATGGAGATTCTGACTATCTTGGAATGGAAGAAGATGCAGATTCTGACTATATTGGAATGGAAGAAGACGCAGATTCTGACTATCTTGGAATGGAAGAAGAACATGGTATGGACGATTTAAGAAATGAAACTTACAAACCTAAAGGTGTTGGAATGGGCTCAGGTCCTAAATTTTCTTACAAAGATAAAGCTAAAGGCGGATTTGATGAAAAGAAAAAAGTAGGTCCTAAATCAGTTGGTACTGGTAAAGCAAAATTCGAATACAAGAAAGGTGAAAATATGGGAGGTAAATCCAAAGTTGTTAAAGCAGAAACTAAAGAAGGTGATTACGGAATGAATAGAGGTGATAAATCTAAAACACATAAAGGTGAAGAAGATTACACAACTAAAAAAGGTATGACAAATTCTAAAGGAAAAGAGGCTTTTGAAAAAACTGAAACAAAAGAAGCAGCTAGAACATACGGAATGGGTTCCAAAGAAGGTAGAGGATTAAGAAAAGGCATCACAAATAACAGAAACTATGTTTATGGTAAAAATGGTGTTAAAGTTGAATCAACTACTTCAGAAGAAGTTAGAATGTTGAGAGAAAAGAATGAAGAGTACAGAAAAGCATTGAATGTGTTTAGAGAAAAACTTAACGAAGTTGCAATCTTTAATTCAAACTTAGCTTACGCAACAAGATTGTTCACAGAACACTCAACCACTAAAAAAGAAAAAATAAACATCCTAAGAAGATTCGATGATGTTGAAACTTTAAAAGAATCTAAAAATCTTTATAAGTCAATCAAAGACGAATTAAATACTGTGGATACAAAATCAATTAACGAATCGGTAGCAACAAAACTAAACAAATCAGTTTCTACAGGTTCATCAACAACTCTAATTGAATCAAAAACTTATGAAAATCCTCAATTCTTAAGAATGAAGGACTTAATGGGTAAATTAGGTTAAAAAAATAAAAATAAAATAAACTTAAAAACAAAACAAATACTAAAATGGGAGCATTATTAGAATCAGGTCTTGTAGGTAACATCGGGTTAAAACACCTTAAAGTTATCAAAGAAGACACAATCAACAAATGGGACAAATTAGGCTTTTTAGAAGGTCTTAAAGGTCACATGAGAGAAAACGTAGCACAATTATACGAAAACCAAGCATCGTTCTTAATTAACGAAGCATCATCTACATCTGACACAGGTGCATTTGAAACAGTTGTTTTCCCAATTGTAAGACGTGTATTCTCTAAATTATTAGCGAATGACATCGTATCAGTACAAGCAATGAACTTACCTATCGGTAAATTATTTTACTTTGTACCTAACATTCAGGCTTACACTGACCCAGCTAACTTAGCTACTACAGGTATTCACTACGCACCTTATGGTTCACCAAACGCTGCGGCTGACCAAACACCAAACAGTGGTTATGACTACAACAACACTAAAGACCTTTACGATAGATTCTACGAAGGTAACGAACCAGCGTTAGACCCACCAGGTTTATTCGACTATTCTAAAGGACAATATTCTGCAATCACAGCTCCAGTTGTAACTGTATCTTGGTTAGCAGACCAATTAGTTCCAACAGGTTATAGTACTGACAACTACAGAAAAGTTCTTATTGTTATGTCAGGTTTTGCGGCTGATGGTGCTGGTAAATTAATCGGTCCTGATGGTCAACCAATGGACAACGAAGCGTTCTTATCTGATTTAACTATCTATGGTGTTGCAGGTAATAACTACACTTCAGGAAACACAACTAACCCTTACTTATTTAGAGTTGTAACTCAAAGATATGGTAAAGGTATTGTACAATATGGTAATAACAACTCTACGTTAGTATTCCCTAACAGTAAAACTGATGGTGGTCAATATGACAACATGTGTGATGCTGAAGG